GCTGTCAGTTTGCAAACGGTCATAAACGGTGAGAACATTGTAAGGCTGGATACAGCCACTTTCCTCGAATATGTTGCCGCGGGTGTGCTGGCAATAATAATAATTTTATTGGCCGGGTTTGCACCTTACTGGTTGGTGGGTGCTGTGTTGCTGACTGTATGGTCTGGTACGGCCTACGGTGCATATTTTTATTTCACCAAACACCTACAACTCTGGGACGCCAGTTGGATAATACTCGTGACGACCATCACAGGATTCCACGCAGTGTTCAACAGGTTCGTGAAAGAGTTCAGTCTCAAACAACAGATCAAGAAACAGTTCGAACACTATCTTGCACCTGCAATGGTCAAGAAACTACAGAAGGATCCTTCATTGTTGCGACTGGGCGGTGAGACCAGGACTATGACATTCATGTTCTCTGACATAAGAGGATTCACTCCAATCAGTGAAAAATACAAAGGCAATCCAGAAGGACTGACGAAATTGATAAACAGGTTCCTAACAAGGATGACGGATATAATAATTGCCAACGGTGGGACCATAGACAAGTTCATGGGCGACTGCATAATGGCGTTCTGGAACGCACCAATAGATGATGCCGAACACGAGGAACACGCTGTACAGGCCGCACTGGAGATGCAGGAGGAACTCAAACTGCTCAACGCGGAACTGACAAAAGAGAACCTACCCAACATCAACATAGGGATTGGCATAAACACAGGTGAGGCACTCGTGGGCAACATGGGTTCTGATCAGAGGTTTGATTACAGCGTTATAGGTGATGCCGTTAACCTTGCAAGTCGATTGGAGAGTAGCAGTAAAACATTGGGTAAAACACTGGTGGTAGGAGAAGATACCTACAAGGCCGCAAAAATAAATTACGGTTTCGAATACGTTGACGAGATTACAGTCAAAGGCAAAACTGAGCCTATAAAAGTATATACTATCTCTTCTTAGATAACCATTCCTGGTCTTCGTCTGTGACGGGCCACATTACTGTATCACCTTCCAGTGTGCTGGCCATTCGGCCTGTTCTTCTTGTTTTGAATTTACCACGATCTCTGTGTCCGGTGTTTCATCCCAACAACAGTCGTCACGAGAAACACATTTGCTTTCCACATAAACCTTTTTGCTTTTTTTCTTGTCTGCGTACATTTTTGTTTCCTTTTGTAAATTATTGCTTGTAAATTTACTTATAGTAAACTTATACACAAAATCATGGAAAATCAAGTCATACGTTGTAAACGAAGTAAATCTTTTGTAAATTTAAATTTACAAAATTTACAAAATTAGATTGATTATTTCTTAGTGTCGCCGGTTGAATCAAAACTCTCGGATTTAGATTTATACTTGGCTAGTATTTGGTCCAGTTCATCGGAACGGCCCGACTTGATGATCTCTTCCTTGTACTCCAGAACCATTGATAGTTTGGTGTTCAGTCTTATCATGTCATTGTCCAGCATACGTATACGGTCAACAAGTTTTATCAGTGTTGATGACGCATCACCCAGCACGGGTTTGATCTCTTCCGTGACCCATTTCCAGATGTAGTACACGAAGTACCCAAGGCCCATTGCGGCCACTATGGGAAAGCCAAAATCCTTGATTATCGTGACAATATCGTTAGTCGCGTCTAGCATCGTCCTTGCCCTCGTTGGCGGCTATCCTGTCCGCGTTTGGTCTGATCTTCAAAACGTAACTCAGGAGTGCATCGATCTTGACAAGGTCGTTGTTCATGGTCTGCACTCTGTTGTCAAGGGCACCAATTATGGCCTTGAGTGTGTTCACAGATCCTGTCACCGAAGCCAGGATAAATTTCAGTGTTATGAACACAAAGGCACCTGCCGCGATGGCACCTGCTATCGGGAAACCCACGTCTCTTATTAAAGTTATGAAATCCATAATGTGTGTATATTTATGAACCGCCCGTATTATGAAATTTCTTGCACCGTAAATACTTGTATGAAATTTATTTTGGTAGTTTATATGTGCCTGGCCGGAGTCTGTGAGGGAGTGTACGAGCAAACGCCCTACGACAGCCGAGAACTTTGCCAGCAATCAGCCGATGAAACCAGAACATACATGATGCAGAATTTTCCCATGAGCTCAGGTGAGATATACTGTCTCACTGAAGAGGAGTTTATCAAATACCAGAATCACTTCGAGCAGACCAAAGGCGTGTAATTGACATTACCAAATTTCCATAGTATAATAGTGTATGATCCACGCAATGATAGATCTGGAAACACTATCCACAAATCCCAACGCCACGATACTGACCGTTGGCGGGGTGAAGTTTGACCCATACACCGACGTGGAACCCGCACAGGGCATGTACTTCCGTGTGGACGTTGACTCACAGACGGAGATGGGCAGGGACGTGATGCAGGACACACTGGACTGGTGGGGGCGACAGGATCCCGAAATCATGGAAGAGGCTCTGGGTGACAAGGACAGGATATCATTGGACGAGATGGTGAAGACCATCAACAAGTGGTGTGTTGGCGTTGACGTGTTCTGGTGCCAAGGACCATTGTTCGACTACGCGATACTACAGAACATTTATTCACAACTGGGACATCCACAGCCATGGCAGTACTGGCAGATCAGGGATTCGAGGACACTGTTCTCGTTAGTGCCTCGTGATCCAAATGAGAAGCGGACAGGATTACATAACGCACTCGAAGATTGTTACTTCCAGGCCAAAAAGGTACAACGGGTGTACAAACAACTGGGAATAAAGAATGTCAGATATTAAATGGTATGGCATTGAAGATCTCTACACGGTGGAGGGATTCAAGATAAGGCATAGCAAAAATCCCAAGACAAAATGGATAAAACTTCCTTGTGTGTATAAAATCAAAATCAACAACAAGATAGTACACGTGGGCAGGTCAGACACCTGCAAGAAACACGGTGGTGCTGAGAAGGTGCGTAAGGCTTTGGTAAATCTTCTTGGCGTGTGGGATTACAACAAGTCTGTCACAAAAACAAAATATTGGCAAAAAATACAGTTGCAACATAGACCAAATTCAAGTAATATTAAGATAGGAATTATAAAAACAAATGCCATCCAAAAAACCTATCTACAAGAAACCCTATGAACCAGTAGACAATGTCGACGAGAGCGTGTGGTTCGGCAACGACACTCCTGTGATGGAGTCAGACTTCACTTTCGTTTTTGATGACAGGTATCCATGTGTGGAAGGACACCGACTGTTCATCCCAAAGGAAAACAATTCTCACTTCGTTGGCCGGAGCCTGGGCATGGCATACGATTATGGAAATGAAAAAATCAAGAAGGGAGAGATAGACGGGTTTAATGTTGGCATGAACATAGGACTCTGCGCAGGACAGACCATCATGTGGCCACACATCCATTTCATCCCACGGCACAAGGGAGACGCTGACGAGTTCGGCGGCATCAGACTTGCACATCCAAATGCCGATCACAAACATTATTATTGATGACAAAAAGAAGTAAAAATCCAATCTTCGTTTCGCCAGATGGCGGCGAGACTGTGTATGAACAATTACCAAACGGCGACAGGATTTTGGTGGAGCAATCACAACGAGCAAAGGACGAAGAGCAGGCCTATGAAGAGGCGGAAATGGTGGGAGCAGAAGCCATTGAACTGAGAAGGAAATATCCCTCACTGCAAAAAGCATGGGACAAATATCGCACCGTATGGCATTTAATCACAGGAAATCAGTGATGCGAACAGTTGTTCCAAGTTCATCTTTACCAGCAGTATACAGGCGTCTGTGTGCGTTTAAAGGGGTGATTAAATAGCATTATGACCAAGTATGTAAGCATAATCGGAAATGGTGAATCCAGGAGAGGCTTTGATATTTCACCTTTGAAATCATTCAGCACGGTAATTGGATGTAATGCCATCTACAGAGATTACGTGACGGAATACCTGGTGTGTGCTGACAGGCATATGTGCCAGCAGGCGGTTAACGCGGTTGGTAAAGGCACCACTGTGTACACCAGGGAAAACTGGGCGCCACAGTTCGCACACTGGCCCAACGTGAAGCAGTTACCAGACCTGCCCTACTCGGGCGAGAAGCGGATGGACGAACCGTTCCACTGGGGCACTGGACCATACGCGGGTGTGCTGGGTCTCACGTTCAAACCCAAGGCCATATTCATGATAGGCTTTGACTTATACCCTATCAACAAGGATACACCCAACAACATGTACACAGGCACTGAAGGATACACCTACATCAAGAGAGGTGTTGATCCCACATATTGGATATACCAGTTCCACAAGTTGATGGGTTATTCGGATCCAGACACAAGATGGATCGTGGTAAACCACAAGGACTGGGAGATGCCGGGCGACTGGAAACAGCACGGCAACGTGTTCCAGGAATCCTACGATGGCATGGCCAAGTTCATCAACCGGCAGTTGACAAAAAACAAATAGCATATAAAATTACTGTATGATTAAACCAATGGTGGATCACCTCATGGTCCAACAACAGATCAAGTCGCCGCACAAGAAGTGGAAACACATGGTGGGAGTGATGTGCTTAAACCTCACCTACAGGAAACACGTCAAGATAGTGTTACCAAAGTTGTTCGCAAGGTATCCTAATCCAAAAGCGTACCTTAGAGGTAGATTGAAAACACAACAGGAAATGCTGAAGCCGTTGGGAATGTGGGAGGTACGGTCAAAGAGGATCAGGAAGATGACCGAACAATATTTAGATTGGGATGGCAAGGATGCCAGTGACCTGCACGGCATAGGCAAGTACGGATCGGACAGTTACCAAATTTTTTTCATGAACAACATTCCTCCTAACGTCCAGGACAAGGAACTGAGAAAATACATTGACAATCTAGCAGGATAGTTTATAATAAGGTATGTTTGAAAATATAAAAGATGGAGATCATATCACTCTGAAACTGGCTTCAGGAGAGGAAGTCATTGCAAAATACAAAAGCGGCGCTGACTCGTACATAAGCATCGAGAAGGCACTTGTACTGATGCAAGGACCACAGGGTCTCGCATTTGGCACATTCTTTTCAACCGCACAACAGGACAAGCCGATTAACATAGCAAAGGACAAGATCACTTCGATAGCCTACATCAATGACAAGATACAGGCCGAGTACGATCGTGTGTTCAGTAAGATCGAGGTGCCCAAAAAACCAAGCATAATAACATGAGCAAACACTTCAAGAAGCACAGCCAGAGCATAGAAGCCTTGATGGACACGTCGGAGGCAATGCTGAACGCCATGGAGAAGCACGGGGTCGATCCCGAGACTGTGGCCAACAGACCGGAGTTCACGGTATTGGTGCATTTCCTTAAGAGCATCATCGATGGAGAGTTAAATATACCCAACGAACTGACGGAACGCATCAGAGATGCGGCATTCCAACAAGAACTTGACAGCCGGATCAACAAAAGGTTGAACTAGTGTCAAAGAGGACTTCAAGACTTTCATCCCTCTATAAAAATTCTGCAAGTCATCAAATAGGAGAAACAAGATGACTTACTACTCAACTAAAACATACGGACACAACATAGGACTCGCCTGTGTGTTCAGACAACCCAACGCAGATCACTCACACTGTCACTTGCTACACGGATACAGTCTTGCATTCAGATTCACATTTGGTTGCAACGAACTCGACAACAAGAACTGGGCAGTGGACTTTGGAGGATTGAAACCACTCAAGGCATGGCTGGAAGACAAGTTTGATCATAAACTGGCATTGGACAAAAATGATCCACAGTTAGGAAAATTGCAAGAACTAGAAAAACATGATCTCGCTGAAGTGAGAGTGTTTGATGGTGTTGGTGCCGAGATGTTCGCCAAACACGCATTTGATTTTGCGGACCAACTGATCAGGGAACAGACGAACAATAGGTGTTATGTTGTAGAAGTGGAATGTATGGAACACGGAGCCAACAGTGCCATCTACAGAAAAGAATAAATTATTAGATCAAAAGATAATAATCGGATACAGTGACAAGCAGGTCACAGTTGACCTCTACGATCACCCACTTACAAGAAGATTCCTGCAGGCTCTCGAAAACAACCTTTCGCAAAAAAGGGTGCTTGAAAAAAATTTCTGTTTCCTTGGATGGCCTCACTCTACACGTGATCTCGACTTCCTGGTCAAAGAACTGAATGAAAGCATAGCACAGATAAATTCTTTCGATTTCGAACCAAGTTATGAACGCATACATCCATTCGTCCCTGATGACTTCCAGTACAGTTCTAACCTTCCGATCGGAAAAGCACCGGACGGAGACATATCCAAGACCCCCGGCAAGAGATTGAAACATGATGCGTGTAATCTACTGCACAGGCACTTCGAGGAACTACAGGGCAGTGCATGGAGTTTGTCTGCATACTACAAACAGGCAGATTACAAGACCAAGTACTCTATCAGACAGTTGAACAACATCTGCCACGAGATTGAAAGTTGGGTGAATGCAGACAGGAAATATGCCATAGAACCGGAATGGACACGACCATCACAGATAACAACATTCCTGAACGCACCTAGGCACGACCTTGTCGACGAGGACTACGAACTTTTCAAACACAACAGGTATGACAGAGAACTGGGAGGTGTGTACCTGCACTGGAGTCAAGTGGGCAAGACATTGTATGAAGTTTTCAGGGACGAGGGTGCGCCACAGATGACTGATGCATTGTGCAGTGAGATAAATCACCAGAAATACTACTCGGGAGAGTTCGACATAGAGTGGGGACAAACAATTACAGAGGCAGATCATGATTTCAAGCAGATAGAGATGCATGAATTTCGATCATGGCTGGCCAACAACAACTATGACTGGAACGATCCCAAACTTTCGTTAGGCTACATCAAACTTGGCCAAATAGATTTGCAGAATACATTTGGTTGCACAGACTTTTTACAAATTTATGATGTTATGAAAAATAATTTAAATATCAAAAAGATCTTCGTCTCAGACGGTGCATCGTGTGATTATCCATACACACTTGAAAGCGAGGATTGGAAACAGATACAACTGAACAATTTGAAAGAGGGTTATGAATCACGTGGTATGCGTTAAGTGGGGCAACAAGTATCCTGCCAACTATGTGAATGTTCTAAAGAACATGGTGGCCAGACACACGACGGTGCCATACACATTCCATTGCCTCACTGATGATCCCGCTGGCATAGACGCAGACGTGAACATAGTCAAACTACCCAATGATCCATGGATCAAGATATGGTGGAGCAAACTTTGGATGTTCGCACCGGAGATGCCCGTGAAGGGCAACATACTTTTCTTCGACCTGGACGTGGTGATATTCGATAACATCGATCCACTTTTCACACACAAGGCGGGCAAGTTCATGATCATAAGGGACTTCAACAGATGCAGGATCAAGGACTGGAAGTTGAGCAACTCCAGTGTGATGCGTTGGGAATCAGGGACCATGGATTACCTTTACACAGAATTCAAAGACAAATCCGCCAGGGTAATGCAACAGAATCATGGTGACCAGGACTGGATAACCAAGCGGGCAAGAGATCACATCAACTGGTGGCCGGAAGAATGGATAAGAAGTTACAAGTGGGAGATGGTGGGACTCAAGGACACCAAACTGTTGACCAAGGACGGCAAGAAGTTTTTCAGAACGCCCGCAAAGATAGAGCCCGGCAACAGGGTGGCCGTGTTCCATGGATCACCTAACCCCATGGAGTGTGCGGACAAGTTCGTGGAGGACAACTGGAGATGAGTTTCGGAAAGGTTGCAGTGAAAAGAGTCAAACCCGAACTAGATGAAATACCGGAAGACTGCGGTTACATGCAGAGGTTCCGTTTCAACGTGGACATGAACAGCAACGGTATCATGGGTGATTGCATAGAATGGTGTCAGATTAACTGTGAAGGCAAATGGGGTTGGTGGTTTGAACCTGCTGGAGAAGTAGAGAATCCCAAGAACCATTGGGAGGATCAAAACGCCTACATGAGTTTCCAAAAGAAGCGAGATGCAACGAGGTTCTGGATGAGCGTGGGAATACAGAACAGTGGTAACAAAGACAGATAATTAATAGCATGAAATGGTTTGAAATCACAGACGAAGCAAAGAATCAAATTGAAAAACTATTGGCCAAACAGCCAGACAAATATGCCGTAAGTCTCATGGTCGAAGGTGGTGGCTGTGCAGGATTCAAATACAAGTGGGGATTCATAGACAACAAGGAACACGTTGGCAAAGATGATCACACCGAGGACTGGGGAACAGGCAAATTCGTTGTGGATGATGCCAGTATGCTCTACGTCGCAGGCACAAAGATAGATTGGAAAGAAGAAGTTTTCGGATCGCAATTCGAAATAACAAATCCCAACGCATCTTCTGGTTGCGGTTGTGGAGAATCATTCGGGGTATGACGGAAACAGCATTTATAATAGGAAACGGTGAGTCCAGAAAAATTTTTCCAATAGAACATCTAAAGGGCAAGGGTGTCATCTA